ATTCCCATTATATTACCTAAACCTCCCATCATAGGCATACCCATCGATGGTGTCATCGGCTGTTGAGAAACAGGTTGTGCATTTTGTGATGTATTAGTTGTATCAGGTGGACCTATGTTTGGTAAAGGAGCATTAGAAGCTTCTTTATATTTTGTACCCATTAATTGTATATGAGGAGGATCTCCTGGGACTGGCCTGTTTAATCCGTATTTAGCAAGTATACCCATCCTGTCCATTTCGTTTGCTTGTGCAGAATTGATATCAATTGCTAAACCCTTTTCATGCAAACTTGTTCCTGGTCTTGCTACAGGATTTGGATTGTTTTTTCTATTGTCCCATAATTTTTGCTGTTCTTCATAAGTTCTAAGCCCAGAATTGACTTTAACATCTTTATGTGTTTTTTGTTTATATTCTGCTGCAGCTTGTTCAAACGCAGAAACAAGTGCGCTATTTACTCCTTCTAAATTACCTGAATATGCTTTTTCTCCAGCAGTACTAGTTTTTGTTTGTGAATTTGCATCACGTCCCTCGTTTGGTGACACTACTTTAGAAGAAGAAGATGCAACTTGAGTTGCATCCGGCGCTTTATATTTTGGGTTTGGTACTTCTTGCATACCAGTCCAACCAGCGCCTTTTACAAATTTCTTTATAGTACGTGGTTCTGTAGATTCTTGAGTGTTTTGTTTTGTCGAAGAACTTTGGCCTATAGTATTTTTATAAACGTCATCAATTGGTGTATTGTTCATTAGAACATCTTTTTTACCACCACTTTCTTTCCATCCTTCTGCTCTTTCAAAACTAGCTGCAGCGTATGCTCCTTCTTGAGCGTTTTTGGCTGTTCTAAATCTTTCTCCTGCTGGTTTTTCTGTTGTTTGTGTTTCCTTAACATACCAAGCCAATTGCTCTTCAAAAGAAGCATTGGCCATTTCACGACCTCTTCTATTAACTCCCCACTGCGCTATACCCCAGTGACCACCACCTATGTTATTCGAATCTCCTGGACCTTTTGGCGCTTCTTTTGTCATTCTTGCGACAGCCGCAGCAGCTCCATATTCTGTAAATCCACCATTTTTAATTAAATAATCTACAGCTTGTTTCTGTTTCTCTGAAGTCCACCAACCATTTTTAGGAACTTCGCCTCCACTAGAAAATTGTTCATTAGAAGAATTATAACCACCTTTATTAGGATCTTTATTGTAAGGATTTTCATATCCTTTTTTCTTTTGCTCTTCGGTTAATTCATCTCCATGATATCTTTGTTCACCAATTCTTTTAGCTTGTTGTTTATTTTGTAGCTCTTTAATGCTTTCAGATACTTCAGCTTTATTTGGTGTTAGATTATGTGACTGTTCAAATTCTTTTTTGCTCTTACCACCAAGCATCTCAGGGATTCCAGTACCATACCAAGATCTAATCATCTCAGTTAATTCTGGAAAGTTTTCCTGAGTAAAACCTATACTCTTTTTAGCTGTAGCGACAGCATCGCCAATTTTTTGACCTGTTTCGCTATTAGTAAAATCTTTTATAAGCTCATTGAGTTTTATACCGGCAAACAGACCGGCGCCTGCCGATCCTAACTGTAGAGCCGTCTTATTAAATACGCTTAACAGTATACTCTCTAACTTACTCTGCAGTCCACTAGCTAATTCACTGCCATGACCTTCAGCCTTCCCGCCATCATTGCTTATATGATCATCGATGTCCTGCAACACCTCAAGCATCTGATCGTCTTCTCTACGAGTCAAATTGTTGAGTTTTTGAAGTTCAGATACCATTTTTCTTTGAATACCAAGAGACTCTGTCAAGACCTGCATCGTCTTAGACATGGTACCATCGACCTTGTTAATGGTCTTATCTAGTCTCTTTAGAGTCCTATCAAGGTTAGTCATATAGGTCTTCTGATCTCTAACTACGTTGCTGAGATCTTTTACACCCTTGATGGAAGATGGATCGTATTCGGAAGCTGCTTTTCTAAAATCGCTATCGACAGGATTTTCCTGTAATTGTTTTTCATACGCCGCCTTTAATATAGGATTGGCGGCTATATCTCTTACAGGTATATTTCTTTGCTTTGCCATTTACTACCTATTCTGTGCGTTGTTTTGCGCTTCTTCTTGTTGTTTGATGTAAGTGACTAACATATCCACATAGATATCACGCTCAAATGGCATTAAGTTTTCAACGTCGCTAATCGAATATTTATGGTGTTGCGCTAAACTGAACACGGTAGCAAAATAGTTATGCAGCGTATTGTGGTTTAGCGCAAGGTAAAAAAATCATTGAGAGAATTAAGCTCTATCTTCCTGTCGTTTCCTAGCGAGTTTTTATACTCTATTACGTATTTAAGCTTTGGAAGGTTGAGAAGAAACTCTCTAATTTTATCAAAGGTCTTAACGTCTAAGTTTTCTAGAAACTCTCTAATCTCTTTTAAAGAATAGTCTTTTGCCTCAAATACGTTTTCGTTCTCGTAGATTTTATCTACGCACCTGACGATAAGCTCAAACAGATAGTCTTTTTCTGAGTTGATGAATTCTTTATCGTCATATAGACTGGCAGATGGGTACTTGAGGATGATGCCGGACTTGTCAGTGACTACTACTTTATTATCGAACTCTTTAGGAAAGTCTACTTCTACTTTATTGAGATCGATGTCGAAATCGTAGTTCTTTTCGTCCTCATAGTCTTTGTACGTCACCTTGACTACGTTGTCCACCGACATAGCGCGAAGTCTTAAAAAGATATATTCTAAATCGAATATCGCTAGTCTATCGGCGTCAAACTTAATATCAATCGAACAGTTATTAACTACCTGCTTAATTGCCTGCAGGATATCAGATGGTGTCTGACTCTCTTTTGCCATCAACAACAGCTTCTCTTCTTTAACCAAGAATGGTCTAAATTTAAAAGACTTATTAAGAGAAGGTATTTTAACGTCATTGATAGGATAACTAATCTTCGGTAAACTTGACATTATAAATCTCCATTATGTTTTCAATTAAAACGTATTAGGTTTTGCAGAAGGTGTAGTTGGATTAGTAGATGAAATCGTCGGTGAGATAATCTTTGGTCTCGGTGGTATGTTAGAAGATAGAGCGTTCATACCGGCGCCATCGACTGTGAATTCCTTGAAGGTGAATCCGACAGTCACTCTCAGCAGGTTATTATTATCTGCCCAGTTCAACTGCACGTCATTAAATGATATAGGAAATGCGTCATACATGTTAATTGTCTGAATCTCATTTCCAAAATTATCAAAAATTATAACTGAAATCTCTGTAGCGTAGTTCTCTTTATACTCTACCTGATAGTCCGGCATGGTGTTGAAGTTACCACCACCGGTAAAACTATCGTTGCCTGCGAATCCAAATATGCTTCTAATCCATAGATACCAGAAATTCCAGATCGTACCACGACCGTCTGATATAAATGAGATGACATTGTCGGTGTATGAAGCCGAGTATGGCATCTGCTGCTGCGTGCCGATACCATAGCGATATACCTGATCGCTGTTCAAGGTGATACCAGGCGCCTTTACAGCTTCAGCTCTAAAAGTTAATAGCTTACCAACATCTCCCTCGCCTTGACCAACTACATGCTGACTTATTGACGGTGGAACAGGAATTATTACCTTAAACTTATTAGTTTGAAGGTATGAGTTTTTCTCTATGCTTGATTTAAAATTATCTATGTTAAACATATGTTTTTCTTATCGAATCCCTATAGATTTGTGTGGTATCGACACCAATATCAGAACCACCGGGTGTAGTTTTAAGAAACTTCTGAGTTGGGAGCATCAAAGCAATATTCCACTCATCTGGCGCAATATATAAAAAATTTGATCTAACATGATTAAATAGATACTTCTTATAACAAGCTTTAAATAGTACGAATTTAGAAGATGACTTTAATACCTGATAAGATATCTTAAGTTTAGTTGTTTTATCCTGTTTGTTGTTATTTATTATGGTATATAAAGCGTCCATCAACTTTGCTCTAGCTAATGGTGGTAGATAGTGAAGATTGATGCCTGAAAAACCATCAGCGTGGTAGTCCACTGGAAATATTAAAGGATATCTGTCGTAGTACGGGAGATCCGCTTTTGTCTTTGGATCGTAAGTGAACATGTACATCTTACCGACAGACGTCTCTGATAGTTTTACTATTCTTTTGAACGGGTCTTTAGTATCAGTTATTAAGTCTTTTGTATTTACCTGCTTCACACCTAGAGCCATCTTTCGGAACCAGTCAACAGAGTTCTTCTCATCTGACTGAATTTTTACACTAGATTGTTTAAGTAGATTTTGAAATACTATTGACGGCATTTATCTTCCAGTTGTTAAATTCATGATATTTATATTAGAATTTTATACCTAGTTCGTGCTCGGTCATGATAACAAACTTCCACTTTCTATCAGCACAGTACTCTTCCGCCGCTTTCCATTTTGCTTGATTTTTTCCCCAAGTGACTACCTCATTTATGTATCTTCTTGTTGGTTTGCTTACTACTTCTGGTGGCTTGGTCTGATTAAATGGTTTAACTTCAATGAGTATCACATCGCCACTCGCATTCTTTACCCAAAAATCAGGAAAATATCGATGTCGTTTACCATCAATTGGAGAAATATAAGGTATTATAATTTCTTCAGAAGACCACTGCACGACCTGTGGATCGTCGTCAAGTCTAGACATTAGTTTCAATTCCCATCTAGAACGATAAATGATGTTAGTGGGATTTCCTTTATACTTCTGTGGATTCTTTGGTTTAAATTTACCCTTGTAGGTGGCCATATTAACTCTCAAACTTGATATAAATAAAATATAAAAAATATTTATTAAAGGACTATTATGGCAGCACCAACAGCACCATCTATCGGCGGGGGTGGAACACAATTCCCTAGCGATTTAACTGATGGTTCAAAATCCTTTTATACTTCATTTTCTTTTTACGACTATAACAGAGGTGGATCCGGAGCTTCTCTGCAATTTGCCGGCGGCTCTTCGGTCATACTTCCAATGCCAGATAAAATAAATGATCATCCTACTGTAGACTGGCAGCAAGAAAATCTATGGGACGCCGCATCTACTCTATCTAGTGGTATTCTTTCTGGTTCGGTATCAGGCGCATTGGCTTCTGCAGAAGCTATAGCAAAAGCAGGAAATGTAGGATTAGGTTATATTGGTGGACAGACCATCAATCCATTTCTAGTCATGTTGTTTAAAGCTCCACAGTTTAAACACTTTTCTTTTACTTGGAATCTAGCTCCAAGAACGCAAGATGAAACTAGAGACTTACAGGATATACTACAGACTTTTAGAAAAAATATGATGCCTAGCGCAGGACAAAACCTTTTTGGTATTAACGCTACGCTAAAATATCCAAAAATAGTAGTGCCGCAGTTTCATCCTGATGATTATCTATTTCAGATGAAGCCTTGCGCTATAAATTCTGTTCAATACGACTATAACCCAGGTGGTAATCCATCTTTCTTTAAGAACACCGGCGGCCCAACTCAAGTAAGAATGACAGTCAATCTAACAGAAATCGAATACTGGTTACAAGAAGATTTAAGATAGGATAGTATATGTCAGAAAGATATTTTGATAAGTTTCCAATTATTACTTATGCAAATAATCAAGCAAGAGACATCACCGAGCGTGTAGTCTTTACTGACAATACTTTAAAGAATCCTTATGTGTTTTATCCATATACTATTGAGACTTATGAGAGACCAGATCAGTTCGCTAACAGATACTATGACGATTCATTTTATAGTTGGCTCTTATACCTATCTAATAGCGTCGTAGATCCATACTATGAGTGGTATCTGCAAGAAGAAGAGTTGAGTGAGCTAATTCAAAAGAAATACGGTTCATATGAATTAGCTCAAGTTAAGGTAAAATATTATAAAAATAATTGGTTCAGCGCAAATGCTATATCTATTAGTGAATACGATGCCCTACCACCAACCCTATTTAAGTATTGGGAACCACAGTACGGCACTATGAACAACGTCATAGGTTATCAGAGAAAAAAAGATGATACTGAAATAAACACTAATAACATAGTCGCCTATCCAGTAAGTAATACAGACTTTATGACGGATGAGATAGTGAATGTCTATTATGACGCAAATACTTCTGGTCGTGGACAGGTACTATTTGCTAATAACGGATACGTCTATATTCAGCATACTTCTGGATTCGTGGTAGGTAATAAGCTATCGATATCGGCAAATATTGCTGGATTTGATCCTGCCACCGCTACGATATTTTTAGCTAATTCTGACTTAAAGTTCGATATAAATGAAAGAATATACTACGAAGTTCCAACTGGTAATACAGCCTTATCAGCGCTGACTGCTAATTCATACTACTACGTCGTCGCGGCTAATAGTATTGGATTTAGTTTATCTTTATCTTCCGGTGGTCCAAAAATCGGTCTCAATGATATAAGAACTAACAGTCCAGCAGAGGTACACCACTTTATTCCGCCGTATGTCAAGTCTAATCTAGAAGGTTATGCGTATATCACCAGTAATAGTTATATATATGGAACGGAGAGTGGAGTAAATAATGCGATATACTCTTCTTCATTCTATGCGCAGAATCTACTGCCGGAAGAAGTTACATACTTTTCTCCAGTAACATACTATGATTATGAATATGAGAAGAATGAAGGAAATAAGACTATTAATGTAGTAGACAGTACTTACTCGAGACAGATAGCGTTAAATATAAAGAACTTGTTGAAATAAT